TATTGAATGTGACTATCTCTATATTAATGCTTCGGATGAACGAAACATAGACTTGGTTAGAGATAAACTTAAGAACTTTGCTTCTTCTGTTGGTTTCAAACCAAACAAAATCGTAATCTTGGATGAGGCTGATTATCTTAATGTTAACTCAGCCCAACCGGCTCTTCGTAATCTTATGGAGACATTCTCACAACATTGTCGGTTTATCTTGACTTGTAACTATGTTGAGAAGATTATTGACCCGATACAAAGTAGATGTCAGACCTATAAGATTATTCCACCATCAAAGAAAGATGTTGCTGTTCACGCTAAGTATATTTTAGAAGAAGAGAATATCTCTTTTGATTTAGATGACTTGGCTCTTGTGGTAACTGCTGGTTATCCTGACTTAAGAAAGGTTATCAATGACTTACAGAGACAAGCGATTGATGGTCAGTTAAAGATAGATAAAGATGGAATGTTACATAACGAGTTCAAACTTCAGTTCTTGGATATGATAAAACAAGGTGTTGATTTGAGAACCATTCGTAAGTTTGTAGCTGATAGTAACTTTACAGATTACACAGAGCTGTATCGTTTCCTATATGATGAAGTAGAGAATATTTCTGTGGAGAAACTACCAGAGATTATCATTGATATATCAAATGGTTCTTATCAAGATGTGTTGGTCGTAGATAAAGAAATAAACTTTATGGCTACCATCTCTAACATACTTAGGAGACTACAATGAGCATGAAACCAATGAAACCACTTCCTAAACAGCAAGTTCAAGTTGACTTAAAAGACGCTGATACGATGAAATGTCAGAAGTGTGGGAACACTATCTTTATACAAGGATATGTTATAAAGAAAATATCTGCTATCGTTTCACCTACTGGTAAAGAAGTTATCGCTCCAATTCAAGTTTTCAATTGTGGAAATTGTGGGGAGATGTTACCACTACAGGAATTAGATGAACTTATTTAAGTGGATAGACGAACTATTCACTAAGAAAAGACCTTGGGATAGTTTTTCGGAAGAGGAACAAAAGAAGTTTAGCCCGTTTATGGTAAATCGTTATTTAAGTATGAGTAATGATTTTTTACCGATTGTTAATCACTTTCAGAAGTTGACAATCGAAGTAATGCCACATTCTGCTGTCTATAAGTTCTATTGTTCTTTACTTCCAAATAAGAAAACTTATCTAAGATATCTTAGTGGTAAGAAAACAAAGGTCAACGAAAAGGTCGTTCCTTTTATTCAAGAATACTTTGAGGTTAGCAAGATACAAGCTGGAGAATACTATCAACTGATGAAAAAAGACGAGTTAAAATCCTTATTAACAAAGTATGGTAAAACAGAAAAAGAAATAAAAAAGATGGGTGTTAAATGAGTAAGTTATGGATGGCTCTTGGTATTTCATTCATAGGTCACATAATTGCTTGGTTTCATATGCAAGGTCAGTTCAAATATGAGTGGGCAAAAAGTATTTGGTGGGTTGTACTTGGTGGAGTACCGATTAGTTTGTGTTTTTACTATGGTACAAGATGGTACTATGAATATTTTGGAAATTATTGGTATGTTAGACCAATTGGATTTGGAATGGCGACATTTATTTTTGGGATAATGACTTGGTTAATATTAAATGAATTACCAGATACAAGAACAATTATTTGCTTGGTTTTATCAGTTATTATTATTATATTACAACTATCACATTTAATCATAAAATAGAGGTTATAATGAACATAAAAGAAAGAGAACTTGGTACAGAAGACATTCATCCAGTTGTAGAACAAATGGAAAAAGAATGGCCAGTTATGACCAAAGAGTTCAAAAGATTACAAAGACAACAATATGAGTTGTTCCTTAAGAAACAACACGATTATGGTCCTGGTAATATTTCAGTTGGTACTATGTTACAAACTGATGAAGAAGTACATCTATCACTAACAGGTCTTTGGTTTAGAATGAATGATAAGATACAAAGACTTAAGACTTTACTAATGAGTGGTAGAGATAATGCAGTACAAGGTGAACCTATGGAAGATGCTTACTTAGATGTATCTAACTATGGTATTATGGCAACAATCGTTAAAAATGGTAAGTGGGGTAAGTAATGGAAAGATATTGGGGAGAAAAACAAAGCAAACCAACACCAAGAAAAGCTGGTGATACAACAGAGAAGCACATATCGGTACAAGATAATAAGATTTACTTTTATTCTGGTGTCAATAGAAATGCTTGTTGTGAGTTAAATAAAAAGATAAGTGAGTTGGAATCAAAAGCTATAACAATATCTCAGAATCTTGATACACAGACACCACCAATCAAATTGTTTATAAACTCAGGTGGTGGAAACATAGTAAGTGGTATTGCTTCTATGGATACGATATTAAGAAGTAAAGTTCCTATTCATACTTATGTGGATGGATTCTCTGCTAGTGCTGCGACTTTCTTAACAGTAGTTGGAACACATAGATATATGAGTAGAAATTCTTACATGTTGGTTCATCAGTTATCTACACAATTTTGGGGAACATACTCAAACTTTGAGGATGAGAAACAGAACTTAGATTTGATGATGAAGAACATTAAGAACATCTATAAAGAATATACTAAGATTCCTATGAAGAAACTTAACGAGATTCTGAAACACGATTTATTGTGGGATGCTAACACTTGTTTAGAATATGGAATGATTGACGAGATTATTTAATGGCACATATATCACATAGTCAGTTTACCACATATAACGATTGTAACCTTAAATGGAAACTTCGTTATGTAGATAAGTTAGGAACTTTCGTAGGTAACATACACACTCTTTTTGGGACAGCAATGCATACCGTGATACAAGAATATTTATCGGTAATGTATAACAAGTCTATCGTTGCTGCTGATAAAATCAATATGGAGTCTCGGTTAAAAGAAGAGATGGTTGCTGAGTTTACCAAGATAAAAGAAAGTCAGAATGTATTACCTTGTACCCAAGATGAGATGATGGAGTTCTATCAAGATGGTCTTGCTATCTTAGAACACTTCAGAAAGTATCGTAATAAATACTTCATGAAACAGAATTGGGAGCTAGTTGGTATAGAAGTTCCAATCTTAAAAGATATCCAAGAAGGTGTTGAGATGATGGGTTTCTTAGATGTTGTGATACGAAACAAGATATCAGGTAAGGTGGTTATCATTGACCTTAAAACTGCTACTCGTGGTTGGACAGATTATCAGAAGAAAGATTTCAATAAGAAGTCTCAGTTATTACTTTACAAGAAATATTACTCAGAACTATTTGATGTTCCGTTGGATAAGATAGATGTGATGTTTCTGATTCTAAAGAGAAAGATAGCTAAAAATTCTGATTTTCTAATCACAAGACTTCAGAAGTTTGAACCAGCAAACGGAGTTCCAAGTATCAACAAGGTTATGACTAAGTTTGAGGAGTTTAGAAAAGGTGTCTTTGATGACAAAGGTAAATATCTATTAGAAAGAACTTACGCTGCGAAACCAGGTAAGATATGTAAGTTCTGTGAATTTTATGATACGGAGCATTGTAAATGGGGGAAAATCCTATAAGGGTAGGAATAGTAGGGAGTCGTAAGTACGAGAACCGAAAGAAAATAAAAGAGTTTATCTTCAAGTTGAAGACAGATAAAGGTGCTGATACAATAATAGTTAGTGGTGGATGTAAGACAGGTGCTGATAGATACGCTAAGAAATATGCTCTTGAGTTGGGATTACAATATCAAGAGTTTCCCCCATTTCATGAGACTTGGAACATCTATTGTCCGAAAGATAAACGAGATTATGGGAAACCTTACAATGTTAAGAACTTCTTTGCTCGTAATAAGATAATAGCTGCTTACTCTGATTATGTGGTAGCTTTTATCCCACGAGGTGTGGATTCGAAAGGTTCTATGTCAACTATAAATTATGCTAAGAAATTTGGAAAAAAACATCTTGTTATTAATTAAAGTATATATTTATATATACGAGTTATAAACAACAGGAATAGGTTATGAAAAAAGATACTTTAACAAAGTTGACTTCCGTTAAGATACTTAAATCCCTATACGAACAATTTAAGTTTAAGACAGTCAACTCATCAATGAATTTACAGAAGTTAGTCAATCGTTCTATTCATCAATACATACATGATAATGTTATTCAAGAGCAAATAGAAACATATGACCATTTACATATTAGTGGGAGTCAGTTTTAATGAGAAAAGAAATATTAGATGCTAGTAGATTACACTTTAAAGCTCACATTGAAAAACATAGAATCAATGTTGAGAATCTTTTACAGAAAGGTGTTGGGGTAGCTGAACATCCTGACATTATGGAAACGATAGAAAAAGAGTTGGAAATTATTGCTGAGTATGATGATAAGTTAGAAATGTTAGACAAATACTTCTTTATGCAGTATGTAGATGATAAAGAGGTTATAAATGGCTAAGAAAAAGATACTATTAATGTCAGATGACTTAAGGATGCATAGTGGAGTAGCTACTGTATCTAAAGACATCGTGATAGAAACACTCAATGAATATGATTGGGTACAAATTGGTGGAGCTATTCAACATCCAGAAGAGGGTAAAATAGTTGATATGTCTGCTAATCTTGAAAAAGATTTTGGAATTAAGAATGGTTATCTTAGAATATATCCAGTTAGTGGATATGGTAATGAAGATTTACTTAGACAAGTAATGATGATAGAAAAACCAGATGCTATTCTTCACTATACAGATCCTCGTTTTTGGATTTGGTTTTATAATATGGAATCAGAAATTCGTAGAGAGATTCCAATCTTTTATTATAATATTTGGGATGACTTACCAGATCCACAATACAATACCAACTACTATAAAAGTTGTGATTTATTAATGGCAATATCAAAACAAACTTATGGTATAAATAAAAGATTGTTACCTAATTATGAAGATTGGCAAATAACTTATGTGCCACATGGTATATCACCAAGTAGATTTTCTAAAGTAGAAGATGATAATACTTCACTTTTAGATTTTGATGCTAAACATGGTATTGCTGATAAGAAGTTCAAGATACTTTATAGTAATAGGAACATCAGAAGAAAACAACCTGGTGATGTTTTACTGGCTTACAAATATTTTATGGATGAGTTAACACCTGAACAAAGAAGAGATTGTGTTTTGATTTATCATTGTGCTCCTGTAGACGACAATGGGACAGATTTACCAAGAGTTCATAGACATCTGTGTCCTGAGTATGATGTTTGTTTTACTTATCAAACTGATGGTAGACCTTTTGATGATAACGAAATGAATTTATTATTTAACTCAGCTGATGTTTATATTAACCTTGCTTCTAATGAAGGGTTTGGGTTAGGTAGTGCTGAAGCACTTACTGTTGGAACACCAATCATTGTAAATGTTACTGGTGGTCTACAAGACCAATGTGGATTTAAGAAAGATGGAGAGTTTTTAACACCTGATGATTATATCGAGTTAGGTTCTAATCATTTAGGGACTTATACTGAATATGGTGAGTGGGTATTTCCTGTCTTTCCATCTAACAGGTCTTTACAAGGTTCTCCTATGACACCTTACATTTGGGATGATAGATGTCAACCTGAAACTGCTGCTCTTTGGTTAAGAAAACTATACAACATGGATAGAGAAGAAAGAAAAAGACTTGGTTCATTAGGAACAGAGTTCTGTAAAGAAAATCTAATGACATCAAAAGCTATGGGACAAAGATTTATTGATTCTATGAATGGTGCTTTTGATAAGTGGAAACCACAACCTAAATATTATATGGAGGCAGTATGAAACGGAATGTGTTAATGGTAGCACCTTTCAACACTCGTAGTGGTTATGGCGACCACGCTCGTTCTATTTTTTATTCTATTATGGATAGAGAAGATTTAGATATTAAATGTCTTGATGTTAAGTGGGGAAATACACCACGAAATCATCTCAGACCTGAAGTTCCAAGACATAAAAGATTACTAGATACTTTCGTAAGTCAAGATAGAATACAAGGTCAGCCTGATGTATTAATAGATATTAGAATACCTAACGAGTTTGCTACGGGTGCTAAGGTAAATATTGGTATAACTGCTGGTGTAGAAACAGATGTTGTTTCACCTGCATTTTTAGAAGGTATGAACCGAATGAACTTTAATTTAGTTCCATCTAAGTTTACAGCAGACACATTTAATCGTTGTATTTTTGATAAAATGGAAGATTTACCAAACGGACAAAAAAAGAAAGTTGGTGAGATAAAAAATGAAAAACCTTTGGCTGTATTGTTTGAAGGAATAGATACGGATGTTTATTATCCAAAAGATAAGTATCAGACGAAAAAAGATGATCCTATTTTATATGATGAGTTAGATAAACTTATCGTAGAAGACTTTGCTTATCTTCATGTTGGACAATGGGGTAATCAAGGGTTTGGAGAAGATAGAAAGAATATAGGAGTATTAATTAAGTCCTTTCTAAAATCCTTTTCAAATGTACCTAATCCACCAGCACTTGTCCTTAAGACTAATGGAGCTAACTTTAGTGTACTTGATAGGGAAGAGACTAAGAAGAAAATACAACAAGTTAAGGATATGTTCAAAGGTGTTAACTTACCAAATATCTATTTAATACATGGAGACTTTACTATTGAAGAGATGTCAACACTTTACAACCATCCAAAGATTGGTGTTTTCATTACTTGTACTCACGGTGAAGGATTTGGAAGACCGATGTTAGAGGCTAGTTGTTGTGATTTACCTGTAATTGCTTCTAAGTGGAGTGGTCATATGGATTTTCTTACTGATTCAGAATCCATGTTGATTGATGGATTTTTAAAAGAAGTTCCTAAATCAGTTCTTTGGGAAAATATTATTGTCGAACCATCAAAGTGGTTTGATGTTAATGAAGCCGATGTGGTTAGGAAGATTAGAACTTTTCATAAGAAGAGAAAACTAATACAAAAGAAAGCTGTTCGTTTGGGTAAAAAGAACAGAAGAGAGTTTTCTTTGAAAGCTATGGCAGATAAATTTAATAAGATAATTGATGATTTATTAAAAGAGATACCAGAACCAGTTAGTTTAAAATTACCTAAACTTAAGAAGGTGACATAATGGATGATTTCACACTTAGAGTCAAATGTCCAAATGATGGAGAGAAATGTTCTATATCAGGTGGAGAGGTAAAAGAGTCGATGATATTATTAGGTGATGTTGAACAGAACATGCAATGTTTAGAGTGTGGGTTCGCTTCTAATAATGATATGAAGACTCATATCAAACCATTTCCTGAAGACTTTAAGGATGTATGTGTTGAGACTAATAAAGATAGATACTGGGCACCATCTGTGTTTACCACAGCAAACTACCAAGTAGTTCCAATGGTAGAGGATAAAGAACTGAGATGGAGAATATATGCTCATGAGGATCCTAAAACAGTAGTTACAGTTCCTAACTTTATAGATGCTTATAAAATGGTAGAAAAATTGGAGACAATCGTTGGCGAGAAGATACAACAACAGACGGATAATTAAATCTGTTCAAACAATAAATCCTCGTAGAATAATACCTGGTATGATAGTTACATTTAACTATTCAGAACAAGGTGTATTAGATCCACGACCTATACTTCTTTTCCTAAATAATAATACGGAAAGAAAAACTATAGAAGGATTGAACATGAACTATCTTAATCCGACTAAGATGAAAAAATTATTTCAGGTTGCTGATTTTAAGAAGACAGAGTTAGATGAGATAGAAAATCTGATTAGTTTAAAAGAGGATTACTTTAGAATACAGATTTCTAATCCAAAGAAAAGAAGTGCTATATCACCTCAGAGATTTTATAGTGATGTTATATCAGCTGATAAGTATTTTAAAGAAGCATATAGGTCGTATAAACTTACTAAGTTGACTTCACTAAAGGTTACACAAATAAACATGGAGTTTATCAAGTGAAAATTAGTTATTCCATCTTGGTTCATAATGAGGATGAAACTTTTGAAAAGTTATTACATAGGCTAATAGAATACAAACAACCTCAAGATGAGATTGTCGTTCTTGACGACTATTCTGATAATCCAAAAACAAGAGCTGTATTAGATTATTATCATTCAGCTGGTTACATAGAGTTAGACACAAGACATTTAGCAAAAGACTTTGCTAGTCAAAAGAACTACCTAAAGAATATGTGTACTGGTGATTATAGTTTTAACTTAGATGCTGATGAAATGATATCTCATTGGTTCATGAAAGACATACACGAGATACTTGAGGGTAATGAAGTTGATTTGATTTATGTTCCGAGAATAAATACTGTAGATGGTATAACAGAACAACATTGTAGAATGTATGGATACACGATGAATGAAAAGGGATGGATAAACTATCCTGATTGGCAAGGTCGTATATTTCGTAACAGACCTAATATCCGTTGGGAAAAGCCTGTACATGAACAACTAACAGGTTTTCAGACATATGCTCATTTACCAATGGAACAAAAATATTCTATCATACATCCTAAAACTATAGAAAGACAAGTAAAACAAAATAAGTTTTATAATGAAGAAATAAGTGGGTTATAATGTTAACTGTTGTACAAAGTGTTTATAATAAAAACCCATTAATCGCTAAATCTACCATAAATCAAATAAATTCATTAGATACTCTTGGTATAGAATTTCAGTTTATATTATATAACGATAATGGAGATCCTAGTATTATAGATGATATTCCAAAGGTAGTTTCAAATCATGAATATTTTGAATATTATTATGCTGATTTTAACTTTGGATATAAAACAGCACCAGGAGGGTTCGTTGGTGCTAAAGATTTAATTAAGTATCCATTTGTACATTCTTCAAATCAAGATGATTTTTATAGTCCAGTATTTTATAGTTTGTGTTTAAAGAATTTACTAGCATTAGATGAGACTTATGCTGCGGTTTGTATGAATTGTTATCATGTAAATGAGGAGTTTGAGATAGAAGGGATACCTCTACCAGATCCATCAGTAGAGGATGAAGTAAATAAAGCTTGGTCTAATCCAACCTTTATGTTCGATTGGATGTTTGGTATAGATGGAGATAAATTAACTAAAAGTGATAACTTTATATATTTTCCTGGAACTATTTTTAGAAAAGAACTTTACGAAAAAATAGGAACTCCTGATTTTAAAAACTTTGGGGGTTCTGGTGATTTTGAATATTGGGCTAGGGCTGTTTTCAATGGTTATAAATTTAAGTATTTGAGTTTACCTACTTGGTATTACATGCAAAGTTCTTATTCACATAGTAGAATAGCAAAAGAGACTGGTGATGATAGAGTCACGACATATATGCCAAGGATAAAAGAGAAGTATCAAAACTTATGGTTGAGTAATAATAAGAAGGTCAGAGATGTACCTAAAATAACAGAAGATATATTTTGGAGTTAAAATGAAAGTTTTGGTTACAGGTGGTGCTGGATTTATAGGTAGTAACTTAGTAGATAAGTTAGTTGAACTTGATTATAATGTTACTATTTTAGACGACCTTTCTACTGGAAAAGAAGAAAATATAAATCCTAAAGCTAAATTTATTAAATGTGATATATCAGATAAAAGTAGTATTGATATTAAACATTTTTTTGATGTTGAAGTAGTTTTTCATTTGTCTGCTTTAGCTAGAGTACAGATGTCGATAGAAAATCCCATACCATTTCATGATAAAAATGTTAATGGGACACTTAATGTTTTAGAACTTTCGAGAATAGCAAAAGTTCGTAGGTTTGTATTTAGTTCATCATCATCTTTATATGGAGATACTAAACAATTACCCACCACAGAAAATGCTGATTATAATCCGATAAGTCCATATGCTTTACATAAGTTAATCGGTGAACAATATTGTCGATTGTATAGTGAATTATATGATATAGAAACTGTTTGTTTAAGGTATTTTAATGTTTATGGTGAGAGACAATTATTAGAAGGTGCTTATTGTTTAGTTATGGGTATTTTTGCTAATCAAATAATGAATGGAACACCTATGACTATTTTCGGAGATGGTGAACAAGAAAGAGATTTTACATATGTCGGTGATGTGGTTGATGCTAATATAAAAGCATCAATGTCAAAAAATGTAGGTAGTGGAGAGGGAATAAATATAGGAAGAGGTAATTGTAAAAGTGTGAATCAGTTAGCTGATATGATAGGTGGGGATAGAGTTTATTTAGATGCGGTAAAAGAACCGAGAGTCACATTAGCAGATAATACTTTAGCAAAGAAACTTCTTGATTGGAGTCCTACAATGGAATTAGAAGATTGGCTTCCTAAATATAAAATGGAATTAGGTATATGATAATAGCTTCTACACCATTAAGAATATCATTACTTGGAGGATCTACAGATTTAGAAGATTTTATTGAATATAATGGAGATGGTAAAGTAATAAGTTTTCCAGTTAACATATACACTTATATTTCTATAAATGAAAGATATGATGGAAAATTTTTAGTTCAATATTCTAAAAAAGAATATGTAAAATCAGTTTCAGATATCAAGAATGATGTTGTAAGAGTTGTGTTAGAGTATTTTAATATTGATACACCTTTAACTATAACTCTAACTGCTGATATACCATCAGATGGTTCTGGTATGGCTGCTTCATCATCATTTACATTGTCTATGATAAAAGCTATTTCGACTTTTAAGAAAATTAATTTAAGTGATATGGAAATATGTCTATTGGGGTTAGAGTTAGAAAGAAAGTTTAATCCACTTACAGGTAGACAAGATACTATTGGTTGTGGAATAAAAGGATTTAAATATTTAAATTTTCTAAATGGTGAACCTACGCCAATTATAAAATTTTATAGTAACGAATACTTTAATAATCATTATTTTTATTTAGTTTCTGTAGGTCAAGGTAGAAGTTCTACTAGTGTTTTAGAATCATTAGGTTTAGAAAAAAGATTAAATCTATATAATACAGTTAAAGATGGTGATGAAAATATAAGAAAAAATAAATTTGAAAGTTTAAATACTTTGATTTTAAATTCATGGGAAGATAAAAAAGAAACTTCACCTCTTGTTATGAATGATGATATTTCTCGTATTGAAAATACTATAAAAAATACCGATGGAGTTCTTAGTTACAGGCTTTGTGGTGCTGGTAATGGTGGGTACATGTTAGTTGTTTCTAAAAACAAAATTAAATTTGATGAGTTTAATATAAAAATAAACATAGATAGTAGAGGTATGAAATCATGGACTCTATAAAATGCCCTATCTGTAACTCACAATCTATTTATAAATCTTTTACAGAAAAAAATTATAATTTAAATATTAATGTCTGTAATAATTGTTATATGATTTATCAAGAAATAAACAACGATGTTAATTATTATGAATTAGAATGTAGAACACAAGATGATTACGAGCAACATGCTAAAAATGTTGCTGACTACATATATGATTTCGTTGATGTTGAAAGTAAAAAAATAAATTCTATATTAGAAGTGGGTGCTTTTTCTCACTTGGTATTGAATAATATAAAAAAATATTATAAGCACGCTAGTAGATTATGTGGATTAGACTTACCAAGTGGTAAAAATAAAACTGAACATATAGATGGGATAAAAATTATAAAAGATAATTGTATTGATAGTAAAGATGAAAAATACATTAACAAATTGTTTGGTGAAAAATATGATTTTATATTCTGTAGACATACTTTAGAACATTTTATTAATCCAATATTAGCAATAAAAAATATCAAGTCATTGATGAATGACGATGGTTTAGCTTTTTTTGAAGTCCCAAGTTTTTATTGGACAGAGGTAAATGGAGTTACAACTTATCATCCAGAACACTTATTATATTTTACTAAAAACACTTTAACTCAGTTATTTGAAAGTTGTGGATTTCATGTTGTTAAAATTAAAGAAAGTAAATATTGGGGTAATATAAAAATACTTGTTAAGAAAAATAAATCAAAATATTTTTCATCAAGTAAAAAAATAAATTCAATCAGAAGGAAATGGATGTATATGCTATTACAACCTATATTTGTTTTTATTAAACGAAATAAAAAAATAAATCCTAATCAATAAAGTATTGCTTGTTATTTTAAATTTATTATGTTATATTTAAGTACGATAAAAAGGTAAAGAGTTATGCAAATAGGTACATTAAAAAAAGAATTAGAAGTTATTCAGAAAAAATCTCTTGAATTTGAAGATGTTATTCAACCTTATGATAGAGTTATTATCATAGGTAATGGTGGTAGTAATTCTGTTGCTTCACATATAGCACAAGATTATACAAAAATGTTGGGTAAGAAAGCTATTAGTTTTTCTGATGCTTCTCGATTGACTTGTTATATAAATGATTTTGGTAGAGACGAGGCATATGTAGAATTTATAAAACATTTTTGGGAAAAGGGAACGATGGTTATTTTAATATCATCTTCTGGTAATTCAATGAACATAGTAAATGCTGCTCAACATTGTGTTGATAATGATTATCCTTATATGGCTTTATCAGGATTTGATGAGGACAATAAGTTGAATACTTTGGGTGGACAACATTTTAGATATCATGTCAAATCACATGACTATGGAGTGGTTGAGTCTGCTCACTTAATTATGTTACATACTATATTACCGAAACCCGAAGTTAGAGGAGTTATTGCTGGTGCTTTTGATTTAATACATCCTGGTTATATAAAGATGTTTAAAGAGGCAAAGAAACATTGTACTCATTTAACCATAGCTTTACATGAAGATCCTTCTTTAGAAAATGGTAAGGAAGAGCCAATAAATTCCGTAGAAGAAAGAGAAGAAATATTAAGGTCAATAACATATGTAGATGATGTTAGAGTTTATTGGAATGAATATGGTTTAGGTCAATATTTAGAAGTCGGTAAATTTGATGTTAGATTTTTAGGTGATGATTATAAAGATAAAAGTGATTATACCGGCAAAGATTTAGATTTAAAGATTATTTGGATAGACAGAAATCATCCATATTCTACTACTAGATTAAAAAAGTTGATTAGAGATAATGAGTAATATCACCAAAAAAATATTAATCTGTGAGAAGTTTGACCATTTTGTACCTACTGGAAATGGATGGGCTCAAGGTCTTTTTGAAAATGGACATGAAGTTTATAAATTAGTTTATCCAGATCCTACTTATAATCTTTCACATCTCGAAGAAGAGTTAGATTTAGTAGTTTTAGTTGGTGGGATTCCTACTGATGAAAGTTTTTTTACAGACTTACATGATTTTAAAAATAAATATCCACATTGTATAGTAGCTTCAATTACAGACGCCTCACCTCTTCCTCATTATATAGATGTTAATGATTATGTAGATTTTTGGTTTTGTTCTACAATGAGTCATGATTTAGCAGAAGAGGATTTTCGTAAAGAATTAGATAAATCTCTTTATTTTATTCCCCTCGCAGCAGATACATCTATTTTTTATAATACCGATGATGCTCTAACTTATGATTTTAGTTTTATTGGTCAGTTTGGGGAGTATGGTGGTCATGGTTACAGACACCAAGATTTTTATCTTTATCCATTTTTGAAAGATAAATCACTAAAAAGTTTTTGTTCAGGTTTTGGTTACGAGGGAACTCACTACAATAATATCGCTTATAAAAATCTTAATTCCATATATAACAAAACTAAGATTAATCTTAACTTTCATTATAATCACCAAAAAGGTGAAGATGGTCGTTTTGATTTTAATACTCGTGTATATGATATTGCTATTGCTGGTAACTTTCAATTTAGTGACCATCCCAAGGCAAAAGATATTTTTGGAGATTCTATTCCTGTAGTTTCTAAAGATGATTGGGTAGATGCGTTTTATTTTTATTTAAATAATCCTGATGAGCGTTTTTCTTTATCTACAAAAGCTCAAAAAATTTGTTCTGATAATCATACATGGTCAGCTCGTATGAAATATTTAGAGAATGTTATTTGGGGGGTATCAAAGTAATGGATTTAATATATTCGAAAGTAGAACCAAATACATTATTACATTTAGTTTATAGGTTGAATGAGGTAGATGGTAGAAGTGACATTGCTCCTGAAAACGAATTTCTTCAATTAGCTACATTAAAGTTAAAGAAGGGAAGAACTTTCAAACCACATAAACATATATGGAAGAGTGGAGAAAACCAAGTTATTGCTCAAGAATCTTGGGTTGTGATAAGGGGTAGTGTAAAGGTAATGATGTACGACTTAGATGATAAAGTGATAGAAACACCTATATTATATCCTGGTGATTGTTCTATGACATTTAGAGGTGGTCATGCTTATGAGATATTAGAAGAAGACACTATAGTCTACGAATACAAAACTGGACCATATAAGGGTGTGGAAAATGATAAGGAATGGATAGACTAATGAATTTAACTTTATTAGGATATATTTTGCCATCTATAGAAGACGATTTGTTATTACAACATTTGGATTCATATACAAATGATATTTGGAGTGATGTTAAGACTAAAATATTTTTTAAAAATAATATTAGTAATAATATTTCTGATAGATTAAATCATTATAATATCAATTATACCGAAGGGATAAATGAATATTGGATACCAACTATTATTGATATGCTAAAAGATGTTGATACTAAATATGTGGAAATATTTTTAGAGGATAAGGTTATAGTTGATGCTGAGCATTTCAAATATACTTTCGATGTTTTAGATGAAAATGATTTAGATTTCTTACCAGCTTGTTATTTTAACTATTGGAATAAATTAACTAATTGGATATCGTCTTATCAAGATGTAACTCGTAATGAAGAATTTTCATCGATGAGGTGGGGAACTGAACAGGCTAAGATTTCAAGGGATTATGTTTTTAGAAAAGAAATACCAGGTCTAAATGGAGATCCTTTTCCACTATGTACTGGTGGTATTTACAAAAAGACTTTTCTATTAAAAACACTTGAGAGGATAATAGATTCAGAATATTGGAATACTATTCAAGAAAAAGGACCTAACTCTTTTGATGATTGGGCTAAAAATCCTTATCTACCACATTCACATGAGGTTTGGTGGAAGCATAATATGGATAGAGTTGATTTAGAGTATACAGTTTTAGTACCAGACTACATACATTCTAAGGCAGACGATCCTAAAAATGAAAATAGATTTTATTTAGATTAGTTGGAGAATGAAATGGAAAGAATAAAGATAGAAGACTTTTGGGAAAGGAAAGGTAAAAATTCAAGACCAATACCTTATTCTGAAGTTATGAATTTTGTTAATAATGCCGTAAGTCCAAAGTATCTATATGATGAGACAATTAATACTAAGTTTGTAGATAGATATTACGAGTGGGTTCAACAAAGTAAACTTAATACTTTAATTGGTTTAGACAAATTTAGTGCTGTAGATTTTGTTCATGGAACATCACAGGCTTTTGACTTTTGGTATCAGAAACATCATAATAAAAGACTTAGGTCATTGAAAGGTGATTATGCTTACCATAAAGTGTCTTGGAAAAACTATTTTGATTGGGCTTATTTAGAAGATGATGAGTTAAAAAATGGAGATGCATTAATAATTTCCGTACCATTTAGTGACTTTGGTTCTAAACATCCAGACACCGAATCTTTATTAGATAAATGTGATGAGTTAGAAATACCAGTGTTTATTGATGCTGCTTATTATTGTATTGCTAGAGACTTGGAGTTAGACTTAAATAGAGATTGTATAGACACCATAGCATTTAGTATGAGTAAAGCTTTTTATGGTGTTGAAAGATTAAGAATTGGTATAAGATGTAGAAAAGTAAATGAAGATGATGGAGCAGTTTTATTCAATCAATTTGGTTGTATATCAAAGATAGCTGCTGGTGTTGGTTATGAGATATGTAACAACTTTGATACGGATTATAATCAAAATACATTCAGAAAAAAACAAATTGAAATTTGTAAGGACTTGAATATAACACCTGCTAACACTGTGTTGCATGGTATAACTGATAAAAATCATCCTGAGTTTGGTGATTATGATAGAGGCACCGAGTGGAGAAGAGTTTGTATTTCAAAATTATTAGGAGATAGCGATTATGTCGAAATTTAAATTTGATAAGGTATCACCTGGTTGGCATTATGATAAATTTGCTAAGCCAGAAAATGAGTTAGAACATATAGGAAGTATAAATATTGATAATAATGTTTCGGATGTTGTAGATAATATTTTATCTAATCCATATGATGAAGGTGGTATAAAGAGAGTTCATATAGGTAATCCAGCAGAAGATGTAAATAGTAAAATTATTAATAAAAGAGTTGCTTATATGAGAAAAATTGGTTATACTATAGACAATTATTTTATTGAATTTATAAATGAAAAGTTTCCAACATTGGAAAAAACATTATCTGATAGATATGGCATATCACATTATCACTATTGTGCTATCATGATTAATCCTGGTCAATGTATGCCAGTACATGATGATACATATAGCTATTTAAAAAAGTATATGAATATAGATTATCCAGACGTTGAGTATGATATGTTAGATATCAGAAGATATTGTACTTTCTTAACTGATTGGGAATGGGGACAATCTTTTGGTGCTGGTAATGTAATAAAAGGTCAATGGAGAAAAGGTGATATTTTTGAATGGAAACATAAGATGTTACATTGGTCATCTAATGCTAGTATGAAACCACTATTGTTTTATGAAATTACAGGTCTAAGTTTAAAGGATAAGTAATGAAAAAAGAAAATAGATACAAAAAAGTATGGAATGATTACTTTGATGGTGGTTTAACTATGTGGTCTTATTTTGGATATAAGTATCATAGTTATTTAATCACCAAGCATATTGTTAGTAATTTACCCATACCTAAAAGGGGAAAATTAGTTCAATTGGGAACTGGATTAGGAACTACTATAGAACTACTCTGCCATAAGTTTGGTGAAGATAGAGTGATTGGTTATGATATTTTTAATCCATTGGGACATAATAATATTAAATGTTTAGATACTACAATTGAAACACCACCTCTTGATGATATAGCTTATCTTGAAATTGATGTATGTAGCATGAGTGATGCTAGAAATCACAGAAGAGATTTATTGACTTGGGCTCTTGAAACAATTGTGAAAGGTGGGTACATATTAACAAACAAAAGTTTAGTAAAAGAATTGGAACAAGAAAAAAATTGGTCATTTGAAAAAATAGAACTAAGTGATTTCGATGTTCCTGAGTTGTGGTTTGATAATCCACATGAAAATAGAATTAACACTAAAATAATATTGAAAATTAAATAGGAGTTTACATGAAGAAAGCATTTATAACTGGTATTAATGGACAAGATGGTTCATATTTAGCAGAACTTTTGTTAGACAAAGGTTACGAGGTGTATGGGATAATTAGAAGAAATTCAGTAGCTGAAAATCAATATTCAAGAGTAAAAGAATTTGACAGAAGGTGTCATATTGAATATGGAGATTTAACAGATATCAGTTCGTTAGAAAGGTTGATAAGAACTATTCAACCTCATGAAATATATAACATAGCAGCACAGAGTCATGTTAGAATTAGTATGGATATTCCACAATATACGGTACAGGCAAATGCTCTTGGTATTGTTAATATTTTAGAGGCTTATAAAAACAATTGTCCAACTGCTAAATTCTACCAAGCTTCATCATCTGAAATGTTTGGTCGTTCAGTAGATGAAGATGGTTATCAGAGAGAAACTACCAAGATGGAGCCAACAAGTCCTTATGGTTGTACAAAAGTTTTTGGTTATAATATGGTTAGACATTATAGATTTGCTTATAATTTATTTGCTGTTAATGGTATTTTATTTAACCATGAATCTCCGAGAAGAGGTTCTAACTTTGTAACTAATAAAGTTGTTAAATCAGCAGTTAAGATATCGAAGGGGTTACAAGATAAACTACCACTTGGTAATTTAGAAGCATATCGTGATTGGGGACACTCTAAAGATTATGTTAGAGCTATGCATATGATTATGAGTCATGATACTCCTGATGACTTTGTATGTGCTACAGGAGTTACTAACTCTGTTGGAGATATGTGTGACTATGTATTTACTAAATTAGGTTTAGATTATAAAGAATATGTAACTCAGGATCCTAGGTTTATGAGGTCAGAAGAACTTAAGTATCTTCGTGGTGATTCTACAAAGTTAAGAACAACTCTTGGATGGAAACCTGAATACACATTTGAAACTCTAATGGATGAGATGATTGACCATTGGTGTGAAGTATATCGGGAGTACCCACTATAATGGAGAACAAACATTTTAGAGGTAATAATACTGTAGATTACTGGCACGAAAAACATAAAAGAGACTTTGACTTGGATGGTGATTATGAGTTTTCAACTGATCCTATAAATTATGAATATGTTACAAAACATCTGTTGATTGAAAACCAAGATGTCTTTACTAGAAAATCTGTTTTAGAAATTGGTTGTGCTGCTGGTCAAACAATTACTGATATAAAAAACGGACTTCCTGATTTTGATTGTTATGGTAGTGACTTTAGTCCTGTATCTATAGAAGCAGCAAAAAAGAAGTCGCCTAATGTTGAATATGAGGTTAGAGATATTATATTAAATCCGATAGAAAAAGACTATGGTGCTATTTGTATATTAGAAACAATAGAGCATATTGAAGAGGGTACTAATTATAAGATTTTAGACAACATAATAGACCATTGTGAATATGCTATAGTTTCAACTGTAGATACTGAAGATGATTGTTTTGGTGAACACATATCACATTACAAGATAGATACCTTTGAGAAGAAAGGTTATGATGTAGTTTGGAAATCTTTTCTAAGTGAAATACAAATGCCAGATGGTATATACCATTATATGATATTTTTACTAAAAGGTAAATTAAATTGAAAATAGTATTCTTTTCAGAAAGTCAAGTTAATGGTAAAGTACCAAGAGACTTCCCTAACGCTAGGACAGAGTATGCTTGGATGATGGCTTTAGATGCTCCACATTACAACATAAATAACATACCAACTGAGAAGTTTGATTTGGGTATTGTTATAATACCAAAGAATAATCCAAATATAAACTTGGATTCATTTAGAGAGTGTTGTGATAAGGTAGCTGTAATGCAAGAAGGACCTCATTGGTTATTCCAAGATTATTCTGTAGAACAGCAATTTCATTATTATAATACTGTTGTAAGTGCTGATTGGATGTATTGTCACAATGAATCTGATGTAAACTACTATCTTGGTTTGGGTTGTAAAGATGTTAGAGTAATGAGAAGTCTTATGATACCTGAAGGATTAGTATCAAGAAGTGAGTGGGGAAATGGTACAATGATTGGTGGTAACTTTGTTAGTTGGTATGGTGGATTTGATTCCTACATAGTAGCTAGAGAAATAGGTAATTCTATTTGGGCACCATCTATGGGTAGAAAACAAGACCAAGAGAACTTGATAGAGGATATTAATTATTTAAATTACATGAATTGGAGAGAGTGGATTACGACACTTGGTCAGTTTAATATAGGTGTTCATCTGATGAGAACACATGCGGCTGGTACATTTGCTATGAATTGTGGGTTTCATGGAATACCTTGTATCGGATACAAAGGATTAGATACACAAGAATTATTACATCCATTAACTACAGTCGAAGTTGGTGATTTGGATGGAGCTAAAGAAGTTGCTAGAAAACTAAGGTCGGAAAGATTCTACAATCTGTGTAGTGACACAATAACAAAAAGGTTTGAACAAAACTATACAGAGGAAAAATGGAAAGAAAATTGGAGAATTACAAATGGATAAAATAAATTATAATACAGAAACTTACCCGTTCCTTAGTATAATTGAGTATTGGTTTGATGATAAAGGTATTTTACCCATGAGTGGTTTATCCAGTTTACACTATGAAAAAACTTATGATTTGTTTGAAAGAGAGAATGACCAATCTACAATTTGGCATAAGTGTTTTTATAAAAGAATCAGAGAAGATAAAAGTTTTGACGAGTTGTATACAGATTTTTTACATGATATAATTAAACCAAGATTTGGAGAAGAAATAGTTTACCAAAAGATACCTACATTTAGAGTTCATCTGCCAGGTAACATTTCAGTTGGTGAGTTCCATAAGGACAAACATTATCGAAATGAAGAGTGGGCTAATAAAGTACAAGAGTTAAATTACTTTGTACCATTGACAAAGGCTTATGGTACTAACACGATATGGGCTGAAACAGAAGAAGATAAGGGTGACTTTCAAGAAATTAGAGCAAACTATGGTGAGTGTGTGGAGTGGAGTGCTACAAAATTAACACATGGAAACAAACAAAATATAACAAGAAATACAAGGGTAAGTTTTGATTTTAGAGTAATACCAAAGTCAAGATATATAGAAAGTAGTCATTTAACAATCAACACTAAGATACCATTTGGTATCGGTGGATATTATGAGGTAATTTAATGGACAATAGAGTTATAAGTTTTATACAACCAAGTAGAAATAACCTGAAATATCTTAAGTGGTCTTATAGTAGTATTAGAAGGAACTTAGGATACCGACATGAGATATGTTGGGCTGATGATTTCTCTGATGATGGAACTTGGGAGTGGATGCAAGAGATTGCTGAGAAAGATAAGAATATAAAGATACATCGTAATGAAGGTCCTACAAGATTAGGTCACACGATACTTTACGATACATTAGTAGATATGGCTAGTAATGATATTGTGATGATATATCACGCTGATATGTATGCTTGTCCTGGTTTGGATGAAGAAGTTTTAAAACATTTGGAACGAGGTAAGGTAGTATCTGCTACAAGAATAGAACCACCACTACATCCCGATGGTCCTGAAAAAGTATTACAAGATTTTGGTATAGAACCAGAAGAGTTTGATGAGATGGGATTGATGGAGTTTCTTGAAGAAGACAAATATGGTGAGGAAAAAATCACCGAAGGTATATTCGCACCTTGGGCTATATACAAAGATGATTTCACAAGTATCGGTGGTCATGACCCGTTGTATGCTCCTCAATCAAAAGAGGACTCTGATATCTTTAATAGGTTTCAGTTGGCTGGTTATGAGACAATACAGACATGGCAAGGTTACGTTTATCACATGACTTGTAGAGGTAGTAGATTTAAAGATGGAGCGATGAGGAATCCAGCAGGTCAAGTCTTTATGAAGGGTAGAGAATCATCAGAGTGGTTAGCTCAGAATCTTAGGTCAACTCGTAACTTTATTCGTAAGTGGGGACATATGGTTCAACATGATGAGTATCTGAAACCAATAGTGCCACCTAAATATGACATAGGTTTTGTAGTTTATCGTTGTAGTAAACAGATGTTATATGAGTTAGAACCTTGGTGTAGTAAGATATACTTGGATTTAAGTGATTCAGATATCATTGGTGAATACAGAAAAGAGGAACAACCAAACACTCAGTTTGATTTGGATGAGAAAATAAAACTATATGGTAATAATAAAATATCAGAGTTACATGACATTTGTGTGGAGTTTAACGCTGAACAATTAAACAATGAAAACTTTCAGGTGTTAGTTAACTTGTCAAAAATGCTACAAGATAGTGGAGAGATAGGTGTAATGGAATATGATATATTTAAATTTTATATCAAATCACTTGAAACATACGAAAAAAACTTAGTTGTTTGTAAGACTAACTAACTATTTATAAGTGTAATATGAGGTTATAATGGAAAATAAATTAGGTTCTTATATCAATAACTTGATGACAACCATTGTGGATAAAGAAGAAAAATGGTTTGTCAGAGGTTTAGCATACAACGAATTAAAATCTTTGAAAGATAACATCAATGAAGTATTGATGAGTTATGATGAGTTAGGTATGATTCCAAAGCCATCAGAAGAAAAAGACAACAATCAACAAGAAATTAACTTTGGAGAAAGTAATGGCAAAAATAAGTAATGAAGTAGCTGAAGAGTTGAAGAAAATTAGAAGTGCTATCGATGATATGTACGATAAGTTAAATATCACTCTTTATAAAAAGAACACAGCAGCTAAAGTGAGTTATTCGGAAATTAATCCTTTTGATTCAGTATCAGAAAACTTTGGGTTTATTTCAAAGATAATAAGAGAATTACAAGAATCAGGAGAAGAATAATGTCAAATGACCATGCTCAAGACAGATACGATCCACCAGGAATTGGTACGGATTGGGAAAAAGAATACTTTGGTGATGTAAATATCGGAGAAGTATTTAGACTTAGACCAGATAGTCAAGCTAAAACATTTCGTAAGGTTAAAGATGGAATTGCTTTTGATGTGAAAGAATTAAAAGAAATTCAATTAGAAGACAAAGACGAAATATATGTCAAGTCGTAACTTTCAAAAGCCGATAAGAATCAAAGGTAAGAAACTTGTTCTTACCAAAAAAATGATTGAAGATGCCCAGTCTCAAACTAAATCTAACATGGCTGCTGCTCGTTGGTTAAGTGTAAGTTACTTAACTTATCGTAAGTATGCTAAAATGTATGGTTTGTTTGAAGGACACTTGAACCAATCAGGTGTTGGTATCAAGAAAGGTTATGGTAGGTGGATAAAATCACTTGACCAGATCCTTGATGGAAGTAAAAAGTATCGTATGAGAGCTGGATACATTAAGAAACGACTACTTAAAGAAAAGTGGGTTGAAGAGGAATGTAGTTCTTGTGGATACAATGAAATCATCATAGGAAAAGAATCAGTTGCTCTTCGTTTAGATTATGTAGATGGAGATGTAACAAATAACACACTAGAAAATCTGAGATTATTATGTCCTAATTGTTACCTTTCACATAACGGACACATGCCATCTTCAGAGAGGTTTTATAAATGAAAAAACAAAAAGCAATATTAATCAAAGACTTTTTTAACGATAAAGGTGCTCTTCGTAGAGGTGATAAAGTTACTATAGAAGGTGACTCTGCTGCTGGTTTTATCAGAGTTATTACTACTACGGGAGCTATATATAATATCCCATCACACATTGTTAAAAAAACTGCTTGACAAGCACATTATTTCTTCGTAACTTATTAGTATGAAGAAAGTAATAAATTGTACAAAAGAAAATAATCCGTTAATACATAAGAAACTTCGAGAGGTATCAGTTGAAGAAGGAATGGCTATCGCAACAGAACTATTTCAAATACTTAACAAAAGAGGAGACGGCATTGGGTTGGCAGCGAATCAAGTGGGAATTGATGCACAAGTGGCCGTTGTCAATGTTCGTGAACCTTTGGTACTCATCAATCCAAAAATACTTTCAAAAGAAGTAGAGATACCTTTTTACGAGGGTTGTCTATCCTATCCTGGTAAGGGAGTAAACACCAAACGATACAGAGATGTCGTTATATCCACAGAACAATCAGAGAGTGATTGGTATTTTAGTGGAGCACAAGCACCCAAAGATAGTAAAGGTAGTTGGGAAAAAGAACAATCCAAGAATGAAGATGCTCAACTTAGAACCTTAGAATCTGTTTGTATTCAACATGAAATTGACCATTTAAATGGTGTCATCTGTATGGATAGGAAAAGAGAAACTACCATTGTTAAAGATAAAAAGATTGGTCGTAATGAGCCATGCCCATGTGGTTCAGGAAAAAAATACAAAAGGTGTTGTTTATGAAAAAACAAGAAACAATAAATAAAAAGTTAGATTATGAAACAGAACTATTAGTTATTACTATGGAGGAGTGTGGTGAAATGATTGAGGCTTGTTCTAAAGCCATCCGTTGTGAAGACTATAAAGATAATGACCGACTAATAGAAGAAGTTGGTGATGTTTTATGTATGATAGAACTGATGAAGAATAGAGGAATGTTAAGTAGTCGTGATTTAAATAACAGAGTACAACTTAAAAAAATGAAACTAATGAAATGGAGTAACTTAATAAAATGAACATAGGTTATGCTTGTATCAACATGCAGTTGAGTTATCCTCAGCAGTATGGTGGTAAAGAAAAAGGAGTTAAACCAATCACTACAGGTCGTAGTATGATTAAGAGAACCTTTGAGAGTAAAGGTTTAGATTATGCTAGTGAACTTACACTGGCAAATGCTATGGACTTGGATAAGATTATTGATTGGAACATATTAAATGGTTACAAGTTCTTTCGTATTACATCAGGTCTAGCACCTTGGAAGTCAGAATACGAATGGACAGACCTAAAAGATTTGAAGAGGATTCAGATGTACCTACATTCTGCTGGTGTTAAGGTAGATACACACGGTGTTAGGATTACATCTCATCCTGGTCCTTTCAACGTTCTCACCTCACCACACGAACATGTGGTTGAAAATTGTGTAGGTGACTTAACAATGCATGGTGATGTATTTGACATGATGAGTTTGAGTCACACACCTTACAACAAAATCAACATACACATTGGTGGTGCTTATGGTGACAAAGAAAAGTCAATGGAAAGATTCTGTAAGAACTTTGAAAGGTTACCACATTCAGTACAAAGTAGATTGACTGTGGAAAATGACGATAAAGCATCAATGTATTCAGTAAAGGACTTATATTATGGAGTATACAAACGAATCGGTATTCCTATTGTATTCGATTATCATCACCACAGGTTCTGTGATGGTGGATTATCAGAGAAGGAAGCTTTGGAAATGGCTATCTCAACTTGGTCAGATGATATTACACCAGTTGTACATTACAGCGAGAGTCGTAGTGCCGAACAACTTGACGAATCAATTAGACCTCAAGCCCATTCTGATTATGTGTACGATTATATTGATAACTATGGTCATGATATTGATATTATGATTGAGGCTAAACATAAGGAGTTGGCTGTTGCTAAGTATCTTGAACTACATGGTTGATAGAGTACAGAAGATTATGTTTCTTATTTGGTACAAGAGACATCTTAAGAAAAGAATAGAAAAAAACGACTTCGGAAGAAGAGAGGAGTGGTAATGAAACCTATAGATGTAATTAGAAAATTAGTCGAAGATAATCCTAATGATATGATGTTAGGAGAAGTAATCAGGCAATACATACGAGAAATTGAACAAGAACTAACATGTCAGTATTCAGGATTACCATCAGCAAAATCTTATGGGACAAAGCATTTTGCTGAAGGATTTCATGAGGGTAAGTGGGAAGAAGATGAATATAAAGCTTGGCCAGGTCTTGATAATATAGAGAACGATGAAGAAGTATCAGAGTAAAAATATTTTACTAAATTGTTTTGTTTGGTTAATATTATTACCGAGTGGTTGCTTTTTATCTTGGTATTTATTATATAGAGTAGTAATGTGGATTCTATATGTCGGATAATCAAAGAGAAAATTTACAATATTTATTAATGGGAGTAGCCATCGGTATCGGTGTAGGATATATGGTAACAATGTGGATAGTTTATATTTAATAAAAAGAATTAAAAATACTATATTTTACATAGGTTTATCTATGTTTATCAGTAGTATGTTTTATTACCTAGCATTAGGAGTTAATAAGATAGCTAGATATTTATCAAGACTTATAGGTTTTAAACCTAAAGTAATCACATACCCAAAAAAACAGAGAGATGAGGATATATTAGGAATATGAAAAAGTTAATAGAATCCGTATTGAAAAGATATAAAAACAGACAACTAAACTTAGCATCTTCGGCTGCTAGAAAGTTACTTGCTGAAGAGATAGAAGCAGTTATAGTTACCGAAGGATCAAAAACAAACCGATGAAAGAATTATGTGTTACTTGTAAAAAAGAAACCACATATTATAGAGAAGACCACATTGACCAAAGAATCGGATATATAAAAGGTTCAGGTCAGTTATGTCTTGATTGTTATGATGAACTTTATGTTAAACCAAAATCAGGAGTAAAAAATGAACAAGTTCTTAAAAGTGATGGATGATGTTATCATTGCCATCTTAGGTAAATCAATAGTAGAAAAAAGAAGTGGTGAAGATAGAAGAAAGAAGAAACCACGAAAGCGTAAGTACGAGAAAAGAATAGCTGGTAAAAGTTCAGATAGGAGAAAGTAATGGACATTGAGACTTTAAACTATCTTGGATATGGAGAGGTAATGGAAATATCATTATGGATTGCAGTAATGTATATTGGTAAGGGTTTCATAGATGAGTTTTTTAATAGGAGACTAAAATGAACTTTATAATTTTTGTTGTAGTTAGTTTGACAGTAATATGGGGAATATTAGAATACTTTGAAGTTGGAGATAAATAATGGTTTTAGATAGTTTATTAGCTGGTGTAATATTATTCAGTTCTTTTGCTGCTAGAACAGCAAATGTACAACCTAATCCTGATGACTATGAAGTTAGTATCGGAGTTAGTCACGATAACTTTCATCTTAATCGTCAATGGGAAAGGGAACTTGGTGAGTTCTATATAGATGATTTATTCTGGTATAAGTTTGATAACGTATTGTATTTTAAACCAGAATATATGAATAAAGAAAGTAAAAATGTAAAGTATCTGAAGATTGACTCAAGACGAGCATGGGGAGATTGGACATTTGGATTCACAAGTCGTAATGATAATGATAATGTTTTTAGTAAAGACTTCGTAACATTCGTATCGTTTGGTATGAGTAAAAAGAAAAATTATTATAACGATAAGGTAGAAGTTGAAGTTACATTTGATGGTTACTTTCCACCAAGTCAAGAAGATGGCAGAGATACTTTTGAGTTTGAAGATAAGTTTAAAGTTAGTTGGAAGATAACAGAGAGACTTAGATTATATAATTTAGGTGAAATATCCAAGCTTCAAGGACAAGAATTTTATAAAGCCAAGATTGGTTTTGAGTATTCTTTGTGATATTTATTATATGAAGGAAGAAAATATGAAGTCAAACCAAAATGCCACACCAATCGTTACAGATTGGACAACATCTACATCCTACGATATAAAAATAGTTTATAAAGTGCTTGACTAATATTGCTATTTATTGTTAGCTTTAGGAGTAATTGATATGAGTAATGTTTGGGAAACAGAAAGAAAAGAGATTGCCACTTGGTTATCGGGTTATCTAGCTATGATTAAAAAATGGGTAGATAAGATACTTGATAACGAAGACCACGATGTCGATAAGATAAAAATTATCACACAGATTGACGAGTGGATTTCTTGGCTGGAGGAAACCAAGATTAAAATCATAAAAATGAAAGATACACAAGCAAAGGAGTAAGTGTGAAAAGGTTATATTTTTTATTAATAAGTTTATTTGTTATAGGTTGTTCAGATAGTTCATTAGGACCACAAGAAGATTGTTTTTGTGGTTTAGACATATCATCTAACCTACCTCAAAATGGTGATGTGTATGAGCTAGAATACGATTCCTCTTTAGCACAAACCTATTCTGTATTGGACTTCCAAACAGAGTGTGGTTGGTCACAACATGTCCAATGGGATTCAGACCATATGTATCAGATAGTACCTGGTCAATGGACAAGTATAGTTAATCCAGCAAGTATGTCAGATGAAAACGGAGAAGGTCATATTGTGTTTGCTGTTTGGGAAGAGTTTATCGGAAGAACTGTGACAATATATGGTGGGTTTACAGATGAATGTGGACATCATTTTGTAGATTCAGTAAAAGTAAGAGTGGTCGATAATCAATAGGAGATTGAAATGAAATATGTTCTGATAGATAAGAATTATGAAATAATAGATAAGATAGATTCAGTAACACCTGGTGGTGCTGAACATTATTTTATGGGTAGAAAACAAATGAAAGATAAAGATGCTTTCTATAAGTTATGGAAGATACTACCTAAAAAAGAATATGATTTAAATATGGAAGCATTTAGTAGAAAAGCTTCATCAGAACAAATCGAGTGGTGGAAGGATGAATGGACTAATCCTGACATAGATGTCATAGAGGATGGTAAATAATCTGTCATCTTGTCACACAAAAAAGTTTGGTACGGATATTGTCCTATATAGGTAATACATCGCCACAAAGTGGGATGTCGTTAGTTCAAATGAATAACTGTATAGGAGAAATACAATGACAAAAGTCACATTTCATAGAGGATTACCTGTAATAGATAGGGAATCATTTTTAACACCATTCGATAAGATGTTTGATGATATAGTATCAACATCTTTTCCACAAATCAACGAACAAGTTGGAGTTACACCTTTTAGTAACTCGGCTTACCCAAAAGTCAATGTGTATGAGTACGATGACAAAGTTGGAGTAATCGCTGAGATACCTGGTCTTGATAAGAAAGATATCAATGTGGAAGTCGAAGAAGGTGTATTAACTATATCAGGTGAAAAACATCATGGTATATTTGATGAAGCAAAAGCTAAAGTGCTTCGTAGAGAGTTGAAACACTCTTCTTTTAAAAGGTCATTCACCTTGGGAGAACAATTAGATGGAGATAACATCTCTGCTAACTTCAAGGATGGAATCCTTTCAGTAGAAATTCCGAAAGTAGAACCCGAACTACCGAAGAAGAACATCGTGAAAATCAA